GTTGATTTAGGACCAAGAGATAGTTTTATTAATGAGGTTTGTTGTTCAGCCGATGAATCTGGATTTGGTTCATATTATGCCGATCAAATAAAATCAACTTCTTATCAGGATAATTCAAGTATTGTCCAACTTGGGTTTTTATCAAGAATATTAAACCAAGGTGTGAGACAAAGAATGATACCAATATCAAACGGTGGTGATAGTAGTGAAGGTAAAGGGATTATCCAATTCTTTAATAGTGATCGTGGTGGATATAGAATAGATGGTGATTGGGCACAGATGTTATCAATTAATTCAGAATGGAAAGTATTACCTTTTATAACTGAAAATGTGCCAAATCAAACTTATATATATTTTGGTGATAACCAAAACGGAATACCAAACTCAATCCAATCTGAGGATATTAAACCAATAATGGGACTGTTCTTCACGGCAAACACCCCTGAAATAAGATATAGAAAAATAATGTCTCCAGGAATTGAAACTTATAGTTTTAATCCATTGTTAGAACAAAAATTCGGATACCCAAAATCTCAAGTAGTTCCAACATATAAATGGTTTATAAAAACACCAACTAACTATGCTGGAACACCAAATATATTTGGTTCTGAAGACAATAATTGGTATACAAATGCATCATTCTCAACAGGGTTCTTTAGTAAAAAATATCAAGATTTAGACTTCATATCTCCACAAGAGAAATATCAAACAAGTTTAACTCAAGTTGGTTATATTACAAGTTATGATAATAACGGAGACCCACTTCCAATAACACCTTTAAATAATATAACGCAAGGAGACCCAAGTGTTAATTATCTAGATTCGGTGGTTGTTGGAGCACCATACCATTTTTATTTTGGTTTGAATAATGGAAAAACAGCAATCAATAGATTCTATAAACTTTATGTTCCAACAGCAGAAGAATAATAATGGAAATAGACCCATCGACAAGGATAATACAATCCACAGAAAGGTATAAAGGAGCACCAAAACAGGACCAACAATTAAATGTGTCGTTAATTCAGACACAAAAAGAACTTGTTGAGTTTGATAGAAGTGTTGATTTAAATCTTGCAACTGTGTTTGATGAAGAGAGACAACAATCTTTTACGTTTAGACCGGTTGGTAAGTTTATGTTAGTGTTTGAAAATGCTTACACAGGATCAACTGTATATCCCCCATTTAGAGATAACTTATATTACACCAACGCATTAGGTAACTCTATATCTTATTTTCCTTCAGGTAATTTTCCTGGAGTTCCACCACAACCTATAAACCCAAATATACCTTGGGATGGATTCCCTCAATATCCTGAGTTTGACTTTATTAGAACTGATTTGGATGTTTCAGGGTATACTTTTGGAAATGGGAGACATTTAGATTTTAAATCAGTAAGTGCCACAACATATAATTGGTCTCATTATTTAAGTTACGCTTTTGATAATGATTACAATAAAGATTTATATGCAATAGAACCCGAAACAAACCTTTCTTGGAATTGGGTTTCATCGCAAGGAATACCATATGTTATTGCGGTTGGGTCAGACCAAACAACAAGATTTATAACCTTTAAGTGTCCTATGACTCATGGTTTGAGTGTTGGGGAATTTGTTGAATTGTCCGTAAATTATAATGGTAATTCATTTTTCCAAGTCTCAAGTTTAGGAGATGGAGGTGCGGGATCTGAAGAATACATATTCGGTTTAAGAAATGTGGGATATACGGGAGTAACATTCCAAACACTAACTCAGGGAACTTTAAGAAGGGTGTTAAATGTTGCTAATTCTGCGGATACAATTAGCCAATACTATGTGAGAAAACATAAGATTTTAACCAACCCTGATTGTGCCGTTTTGGTAAATGCCGGATACGAACAAAACATTTACAATAATAAACAAAAGTGTGAAATTAAGGCCTTAACGCCAAATTTAAAAAAAAGAACTTCAGTTAAGGAAGGTGCGAGATCATATACCCTTTCATTCAATTGTGATGTAAATACATTGGATCTTTTGGATAACCAAAAAAGACCTGTAAGTGAATTGTTTTTTACTACCATTTGGAGAGGTTATTTTGGTTGGACTGAAAAATTAAGACAAGGGTGGTATTTTAACACTTATTTGGATAAATCCAAACCACAAATATGGTGGGATCAGAATAACCCAAATTCAAACACAACGATAAATCAGAGTCAATATAATTCTCTATTAGGACAAGGTCCGTTTTATTATAATGATTTTTTATTTGAGGGAGATGTAATTGACGGTGATTTTTGTGAGTGGAATAATTTTGAACAATTAGAAAGAACCATTTCATTATACCAACATAAAATAACATACAACCAACTTTGGTTTAAATTGGACAATACTTTACCACAAACAAATCAACCAGGTTATTTTTATCAACCACATAGAGGAATTCAAATAAGGGCTTTTTCTGATTACATTGAAGAAGGAAGCTCAACTAATGTTGTTGGAATTCCTGATTATGCTTATTACTCAACCACAAATGCTTTGTTTAGATGGAGGGATCTTTACCCTTATGGGTTCATTGACACAGATGGTGTTGGTGTTGATTATCCGTATTTGAACGATGCTCAATATCCTTTTTTAAATACAATTTTTAGAATTACACCTGAAAATTACAACATACCAAGTGATTACGCACAAATAGGGTCAGTTCCTATAAACACAACAACTATACCTGAACCTACAGTAGATGAATGCGAGTAGAATTAAAATAGTAAAAGACGATACTAACAAGTATTTGAATATCCCAATCAATATGCAATGGGATTTTATGGGTCGTGATGATAGTATTTCCGAATATGAGGTTAAAGCCATTAAAGAAGTTACCGGAGTTGCCGCAGATTTTGAGGTCGCAAGATTTAGTCAAAAAGTATTTCCAAATCTCGACACGGCAATTTTTTATCAGTTTAATTTTTACAACGACGCCTTTCCAATTACTGCGAACACTATAGGAAGTTGGTCGAGCACATATTTGAATGAAGGATTTTCAGTTCAAGACGTTTATTATTATTCTAAACCTTTTACAAAGTCCTTCTTTAAGTTGGATTTTTATGACACACCCGACGAAAGTAACCAACAAATTTACCTTTCAATAATATTACCAATCCAACAAGGTTTAACCCAACCTGCAACCATCAACCCTCAACAACCTCCTGTTGAAATAAAAAAACCTACAATGATTTTAGATAGTATCGGAGCGGACAAAGAAGGTTATTACATTTATTGGTTAAGAAATAGGGATTTTATTGACATATCTAAATTTTATATGACCGCTAAGTTTTTTAACGCAAGACTTGGGATTTTTAAACAAATGACTAACACAAGACAAGATTTAATCACACCAAACAAATTCCAATTCAATAACGCAGACTATTTCTATTATAAGGTTGAGTTAGATTATTCTGACAAAACTTACGAAGTGTTCTCTACATCAACTCAACTTAGAGTTGGTGATAGTGTATCACCGATAATCTGGTATGAATACGTGAACCCATAATGGATAGCCCTGATTATAATTTTATTATATCGCCCGAAAACATAAAAAGCGATCTTACTTTTGTAGGATTCACGGGTGAAACTAATATTACTAATTTTATAGACCCTTGTTGTCTTACGGACTCAACACAAAGTTTATCTAACATTGGACAAACAGGTGTTTATCTTCCCATGTCTTATGTTTTAAGTGGAAACACAGGTGGAACATCATTTTTAACAGGACTTTCTGTTAACATAATGATAACGGAATCTGCGGTAGATATAGGGTATTATTCTCCTTTTGATGGTATGATAATACAGGCTGACGTTTTAAATAATTTTATTGTTACCGCCAATACCATCAATCCTTACACTTACACATTTTATAATACATCTGATTTAGAACTTATTAAGTTTTTGAGTTTGGTCACATTTACGTTAGATTGGGGTGATGGATCACCGACTCAGGCGGTTTTAGGTATTACACCAATAACTCACACTTACCCGACGGCACAAAATAATTATACAATAACTTTAACCGCCAATTCACCTTGGGGGATTTCTAAAGTTCAAAAACCGGTATTAACACCATTCACAAATGCAACAATACCAAACCCAAATGGGTCGATAACGTTTTTCTCTGCTTCAGGTAGTTGGACTGGAACACCCGTAAGTTATGATTATATTTTCACAGGAGATTCAAATACCGATATTACCGATTACTATTCATACAACTATACGACAGTCCCATTCCCTATTACGGGATATACAGAATCAACATTAAATGACTTGGCTCAATTTGGACCAAAAGTTAATTTAGTTGGTGGTAAATTTAAATTGGGTGTTCAGGTTACAGGAACAACAGGTGGTGTTGGGACTTTCTACGGTGTTGATCCATCAGGAACTTACACCGCATATACCATGAATGATTTTATATATCATGATTATGATGGTTATACAATTTATTTCACTGATTCATATGGTTTTGTTCCTGGTGAGATAATAATGACAGGTATTACAAAAAATGAGGCGTTATTAAATGTTATAGACCAACCAGAAATAATTACTAACTTATATATTGAAAGGGGTAAGTATACTCCATTAGAAAATGTGATGAGGTTAGGTGAAGTTGATAACATAGGGGATTTAGAAAAATACGGATACAAATACTTTACTATTGAAAAAGTATCAACTTAAATATTTATAAAAAAGGAAAAAGAATAAAAGATGGCAACAGGAAATTATGGAACGATAAGACCAGCAGATGTAAGTCCCGAGGACGTGCAAATAGTAATGGTATATACCGAGTCAAGAGACGACACACAAAACTATGTTTTAACGACGTTAAACGCTCAGGATGTCCTTAGACCCTACTTCAACAACCAAGCGACGGGAGGGAACACTGTTGAAATATTAGGGGGATTATATAATTTAAAACTTCCTGCAGATCAATTTAATAAATTGGGAATCTACACTTTGATGATAAGACCGGCTGAGATTAGAACTGTAATTACTGATTGTGGTGTTTTATCTTCATTACCAAATGTGAAAGGTATTGTCATTGATTTAAACAATGTTCCTAGTCAATATAGAAATAAATTTGTTAATCAGGGATTAGTTGGGTTCAGAGTTGAGTATTTAAATTCAGACGGAACTAAAATTCCTAACTTTTTTAGAATTGTTACCTCATCTTTTTATTGTGAACCAGTAGTTCAAAACTTAACTAACACCGTTCAAAAATCTATAAGATATAGATATGTTGAGGGATCAACAAATCTTTTATTTTGCACGTTGTCACCTTCTTCATCACCAACAAACAAACCAAGTGCAACACCATACATAGGACAACCTAATCAAAATATTGTCATAACAAACACGTTTTTTAATCCAATAACCACAGAAATTGAAATTGTTGACCAAGATATCTCAACACTTGCAATTGCTCTTTATGGAAACCAAACTAAATCAATTGAGGATGGTATCTACACCATTTACGATGCTGATAATAACATCTACAAACAATACAACTTGTATGAAATTAAAGATCAGTTTAATAGTCTTCTTTATGAGGTAAGACAAAATCGTGGTGAGAATATTGATTTCTCTAAAGCATTTAATAACATAACGGCTTAATGGCGATAAATAAATTATATTGCCCACCCCAAAGTAGCGCGGCCAATCAGTTCTCGAATAATTTGGTCGGAGTTCAGTTAGTAACTGGTGGTGGTTTAACGCAGGCTAATTTTAATTTCACAACGGGGATAAGTGAAAAACAAAACAGAACTTTCACCATTGGGACTTTTTCGGACCCTATAAATTTAGAATCGATGAATATCCAAAGCCAAGTTGAGGCTGCGGACATATTAGCGAACAATTATAGAGTTTACCCAAATTATGATCTTTCACAAGTAACTAACTTTACCCAATATGGTTCTTTAGTTAAAAGACTTTCAGTTTCTGTTACAAAAATCATCAACTTTTTTCCAGGTGGACTTGAGGTTAATTCAGTAACACCAAAATTTGAAAAACAAGAAACGGCAATTAACATTTCTTATGATAAACAAGCTGACGACACAACATTAGAAATTTATTTATCATCAATTCAAAACCCATTTGAAATTGATTATTCAGAAACTGCTGAAACAAATATGATGTTTTATGAGTTACCTGTTTCGCCATTAAGAAACATGAAAATCGAGTATAAAAAATATGTTCTTTATGTTAACGGAACTCAATACCCTTTAAATTATTTATACCCAACAACAAGTAATTCAACCACATTAAAAATAATAGTTGACGGAAATCCATTTAACGGAGCATCTTCCACATCCGATTATTTAGTAGTAAGACCTAATGATTATGAAATAAACAGAGTGTTCAACTTGGACTTTGATTCTGTTGAAAACTTCTTATTAAATAGAAATATAACCCCACCATATACCGCACAGTTTTTTGTTCCTATCGAACAGGATGATGGTAGTTACGCCATTACAAAAGAAAGTGTTATGTGGCCAAGAGCTGGTTTATGGAATTTGGATATATCATCAGTATCTTTTGATAATTACTTAATACAAATTAATGAGTTTGCAATAAATTTAGATCAATACAATACAAATTTATTATCTCGATTTATGACAACGGGAGCATTAAAAGAATTTGACACTCCTGATCAAAAATTTGAAAAACTATTACAAATATATGGTAGAAGTTTTGACGAAACAAGAACCTTTATAACGGCATTAGGTAACATTAATAGTGTTCATTATACTATTCAAAATGACATACCTTCCCAACTTTTAAAAAATTTAGCACAAACATTAGGGTGGGTAACAAATTTTTCACCAATATCTCAGGATGAATTATTAAAGGCGGTATTCACAACACAACCTAATAGATTTCCTGGATTACAAATAGGGCCAACACCTGAAGAAATTAATTATCAATTTTATAGAAACTTAATTTTAAATTCGGCATATCTGTTCAAGTCAAAAGGGACAAGAAAATCAATAGAATGTTTATTAAGAATGGTCGGAGCTCCCGAAGCTTTAATAGACTTCAATGAGTATATTTATGTTGCCGATAAAAGACTTAACATGAGTGAGTTTAACCAACAATATGCTCAAATTAGTTTAGGTAGTTACATACAACAATTTCCGGTGTTAGAAACAACAAACGTGTTTTCAATACAAGGGATACAATATACAGGATTTACAACCACAACAACAAATGCAAATGTTTTAACAACAAGAGATGATTATCCTGTTGATGAGTTAGGTTGTCCTAAAATGCCATTAGCAACAGAAGAGTATTTCTTCCAAGTTGG